GGTTTCGTTTCGTTTTGCATCTTTGGGCACTCCTGCAATTAATAAGGCTGGGAGAAACTCCGGAAATTGCCGAAGTGATTGCAATTCGGTTTCAATTCCAACCGTTCCGCACATATCTTTTGATGCCCGCTTAAAATCACCGAATAAGCTGGAGCGTATTAGCTGTTTCGTCCAGCCGGAGGAAATTGCTACGGTGATTTTTTCGGCGATGGATATGCATTTTTGAATATCCAACAATCGAAACTCCGAAAGATCATAGTCGGAATTGTGGATGTACAGCCCGAATCCGCCCACGCTACACAGCTCTGCGCGCGGCCAGAGTCGCGGTTTCGGGTCAGAAGTGAGAACGCCGGCCACAGGCGTATCGGGCGGCATGCTCGCGATTTCACGAAGAACGGATACCCATTGCGAACGACCCTGTTCGATGGCGGCGTCATGGCTGATCATCGGTCGCCAATACCGACTTCCGGCCGCGATGATATTTCCAGGATTTCCCTTACCCATTGTGTACAACCATGCGCACGCCGGGCAAATGTGGGTTCCGAACCTCAACAGGTCGCTGTGGCTGGCGAAAGTCGGGGTTACGACGCTTTCAATGGGCACGCCGGACGTTACCGGCGTCGCGCAGGTCGCGCAATACCCAGTTGCGGGCTGCTCATCTGTGTATGCGTGCGCCGGTCTGCCGACGGCATTCCACCATAATTGTGATGCTGTCATGCGCCATCCTGTCCGGTACCGATACTGAGAACCGGCTGCGCATCTCCATCCGGGTCAGGGTGCTTCATGATGGACCGTACTGCCACCTGCTGTTCGGCCCATAAATCAGTGTCTAATGCTGTTGTACAGATGGCGGATTCTTTGGCAGCGACAGCCGACGCCAGCGCGGCCACTTCTCGCTGCGCCTGATGCCGGATTTCCGCCCATGCCGCCAGCCGGTCCATGACCGGCAACAGACCGAGTTGCGCGCGCAAATTAAATATCGCCAGTTCGACGACGGAGGGGACTGGTGAGAGAATGGCGCGTGCTGTGGATTGCACAGCGGCGCGACTGTCGGGGTCAAGTCGGGTAACACTCATTTAGCTTTCTCCAGTTTCTCAAAAAGGATAGCCTGTCCATACTGCCCAAATTCAACCCGCTCCCGTTCAACGCCGAACCGCTTTTCACGGGCGCAATGATCACAATACTGATGACCGGCGACGATTTGATGGCTCATGAAGATCGGGCCGTATTCCGGCGTTTGCACTTCCGCCCAATCGGCGCCGATTGGCGCGGTGTGGAGGTTGAGAGGGCATTTCGGGTTAAAACAGTAGCAAGTCATTCGACAATCACCTTGTTCAATCCTTTAAAAGATATAGCCTTTATTTCCTTCCACTTGCCGCTATGAACTACGGCGATCCGTAATGATTTTACTAATTCTTCGCTGCGTTCAATTCCTTCATTCACAGTTTCAGGAACTGGCATTGCACCGCCGTGATTTTTCCACCATTTTTCCGCTTTCCTTCGCGCAAACCCGTCGTGTTCTAAACAGACGAATTCATTCGCAATCAGAAGCGACCCAGAAAAATACACCACCCGCATCGTCGCTTTTTCTTTCACATGCCGGCGATACTCAATTCGGGTTACGTCGTACCACGTGACCGGTGGCGGCGGGGCGAAGGCGGCGAGTATTGGAGCATCGCAGGCTTTCGGTTTTTTTTGCCGGTCGTCCTGTTTTTCCGGCAGCGGCCAAAAATAACCGCACGACGGGCAAACGCTAACGCTGGGTGCAACGATGGTTTTGCACTTCGGACAAGTCTTGCTGGGTGGTTTTATTTCTTCATCGGCACCCCGTGGTCTGGGTTTTTTCAGGCTCAAGGCGTCAATGGGGCCATGCATCGCCGTGTTGCCGGCGAAGTCGAGCACCAGGCATCCGCGCCGCTTCCCTTCGATCTGTTCGATCTTGTCAGGGGTGGGCCGCATACCGCGGCCCATGATCTGCACATGCAGGATCGGGGACTGCGTAGGCCGGGCGATGATCAGGCAGTCGGTATTCGGCGCGTCGAATCCGGTGGTGAGCACGTCGCAGTTCACCAGGGCCTGCAGGGTGCCCGCGCGAAAGTCGGCGATGATTTTCGCTCGCTCGCCGGATGGGGTACTGCCGGTCACGGCGGCGGCGGTGATGCCGCGCTCCCGAAACCCGTCGGTCATCGCTGCGACCTGACCAAGACCAGCGCAGAACACTAGCCAGTGCCGGCGGCCATCGGCCGTCGCCAGCCGAATGGCTTCTTCCAGGATGGCATCGACTACCTCGTCGCGTGCGAGCATGGCGTCAAGCTCGCCATCTTTGTAGTCGCCGTTCGCCGTGCCGATGCCTTCGGTGCTGATCTGGTAGCCGGTGCGGATTGGCCAGAGCATGGACAGATGGTTCTGCCGGATCAGATCGGCCAGGTCCGGCGTCTGGTTGCACACGATGTCGGTGAAGATCCGGCCGTCGCCTTCAGTGAGCAGCGCATACCCGCCGGTATGGGTCTGGGTAGCCGGCAGGTAGCGGAACGGGGTCGCGGTCAGCCCGATGACCCGCAGATAGGGGTTGAGGGTCTGTAGATCGGTCAGGAACTGACGGTACATCCCGGTCTGGGTCAGCGGCACCCGGTGTGCCTCGTCGATCAGTACGAGGTCGATGGGTGCGCGTTCGTCGGCGAGTTCGCGGGCACGGCGCCAGACCGACTGGATGCCGGCGAACAGGATGGGCGCGTCGGTATCCTGCCGGCGCAAGCCGGCGCTGTAGACGCCGACCGGGGCCAGTGGCCAGATGCGCTGGAGCTTCTCCAGATTCTGCTGGATCAATTCTTTCACGTGGGTGAGCATCAGCACGCGCGCCGTCGGCCAGGACTGCAGAGTGATCTGGGTGATGGCCGAGATCACGTGACTCTTGCCGGTACCGGTCGGCATGACAATCAGCGGGTGGCCGGAGTCGGGGCTGTCGAAATGCTGGAATACCGCATCGACGGCGGTTTGCTGGTAGGGACGCAGTGACATCAGGCGACTTCCTGTTGCCGGATCTGATAGGCACCGTCGATCAGATCCAGGGCTTGCTCGATTTCTTCTGGAGCCGTTTTCATCAGCCGACCGGCAGCCGTCACGAGCTTTGGCCAGTCCGCCTCGGTGATCTCGCCGGCGGCCAGCCGCAGCGGGTCCATATTCATCGCTTCCGCCAACTGCTGGATCAAGGACATGGCCGCAGGAACGCCGGCAAGCTCGGCGGCGCAGTTTAGCCGCTCCCGGATATCCCGCGAGGCCATCGCCGGCGCTGGGCCGTTCGTGAAGGTCGAACCGTCTTTCATCCGGTAGCGGATCGTGTTCGCCGCCGGATCGACGCGCGCGACTTCAGCCCGATGTGCCAGCAGATCCGGGTGGTACAGGTGCTGCTCGCAGCCGTCCTGCTGGTCGAGGTCTCGCCCGTGGTGCTCGCAGATCCACGGCGCTCGGTCGAGGGTAGCCGTGCTGTGTGCGCAGGTTCGGCAGTGCACCGCCGCAATTTCAGGACCGTGGCAGATGCGCCAGAACTCGCAGGCTTTGCAGCGCCAGTCCGCCGGATTGTCGGACAGCCGTAGCGGGGGCCGGGCGGCGCCGATGAGGTTGGCCGCGCGTGCGGTGGCCCGCCGGGCGACTTCGGGCTGATAGGCGGTCCGCACGCTGAGGTACTGCCGCCCGCCGGGGGTCGCCACGGTCAGGAAATGCCGAGTCAGGTTGAAGTAGTGCAGGTAGACCTGGGCCTGGATGAAATACTGCTCGTCCCACTTTTCCAGCACGGCTTTTTCATCAGGCGCGCCGCTTTTCAGCTTCGCCAGTTCCCGGAATTTTGCGTCACCGACCTGCTTGTGCTCCCAGACATGGGGCGTTTTCGGCGCCTGCAGAAGACCAAGGATTACGCCGTCGATGTGCCCGGCGAAGTGGCGGTTCAGATCGACGAACTCGTATTGCTGGCCTGCGTCCTCGTCCACTGTCCATAGATGAATGCCGGGCACCCGGCGCAGACGTTCGGCCATCAGGGCTTCGCCGGCATGCCCGTCGGCGATCCGGCGCAGGCTGTCGGCGCTTAGCCTCGGCTCCAGGCACCAGCGGAACGCATACCAGAGTGCACGGTCGCAGGGGCCGCCGATCTGAGACGCGCCCAGGTACGGTCGCCAGCCGGTTTCCTGCTGCGCGACCAGAGCGGCATCAACCGCCGCCAGCGTGGGGTCTGGCGGCGGGGAAGGTAGCGTAGCCATCGTTCAGAAAGGAATCTGGTCGTCGGCGGGCGAGCCGAAAGACGCCGGCGGCGGGCCTTTCTGCCAGGGCTTTTCCTTGGGAGGGCGGCCGGGGCCGCGCTTAGGTTCGGTTGGCGCCGGCTCTATTGG